ACCAACGGATTTATTATTGCAAACGCTATTCGACATTGGAACAATGTACCAAGTGAACTATCTCAAACCGAAGAAAAAAGGTTACGCAACACACAAAGCAACCTTTATGAAGATTGAGGATGCAATCTTCTGGGAACAGGTTATGATGTCCCAGGGATGTAAAGATTTCAAAATACTAGTCAAGGACACCTAAATAAACTGGCACAAGCCCCATTGACGTAGAAGTCTATATCCCGTAATATACTTAAGTCACTTCAACGGAGCATCATGGTTTCTTATCTCGCCGCACAAAAGCAAAAGGTTCGCATCACTCTTGATCTGGAAGTTTTCCAGGATTTTGATGCCCGACAAATTGATTGGGATAAACTCTTCAACCTTGAGCCTGGAGAGAATGTTGATGCTTACGTTGAAGAATTTGACAACGATACTTATTGATGTGACAATCTAAGAACTGGCCCCTACCCATTGACTTGGGTGGGGGTTTTTTGTATATTGGCTATATTGAGAGAGACAAGCACTTGACCATCACCCTTCGCCCACATCAGCAACGCATCTTGGATCGTATGCTTGGTTATACTAAGGGTCAGATCCTTGTGCCTACTGGCGGCGGCAAGACTCTTACCATGATTGTTGATACTCAGCGTCGTCTGGATTCTATCAACAACGGCACCACAACTGTTGTTGTTGCTCCTCGTATTCTTCTTGCTGAGCAACTTTGCAGTGAGTTTATGGAGGTTATTGATCCTAACAATAGCGATCCTTATCTGCATGTGATGCACGTTCACAGTGGTGAAACACACTACACCAGCACAACTAAAGCAGACAGAATCAATGTGTTTGCTAATTGTGCTCGCAATATGGGAGAGAACTGCATCATCTTTACCACCTACAATTCTCTCCATCGTGTGATGGAAGCAGATATTGAGGTCAATGCTATCTACTTTGATGAAGCACATAACAGCGTAAAGAAGAACTTTTTCCCTGCTACTGAGTTCTTTGCAGAGAACGCAGATCGTTGCTATTTCTATACTGCAACCCCTAAACATTCCTTGACGCCTAAGAAACCAGGCATGAATTGGAGTGTTTATGGTCAGGTTCTGGTCAATGTTCCTGCTCCTGAGTTGGTTGAAGGTGGGTTCATTCTCCCCCCTAAAGTTGTAGTCAAGCAACTGCCTGTGATCAAAGGTCGCAAGGTCATGTATGCTGAGGATAGTGACAACCTGATCGAGACCATTGATGACAACAACATCAACAAAACTTTGATCTGTGCTCGCACTACAAAGCAGATTGTTGGTCTTCTGTCTCAGTCTGATTTCTGCTCTCAACTTGCTGATCGCGGTTATTCTTGGATGACGATTACATCTAAGACTGGCGCAATCATTGACGGCAAGAAAGTCAATCGCGAAGAGTTCTTCAACACTCTGAACACTTGGGGCAAAGATGCTACCAAGAAGTTTGTAGTTATCCACCACAGTATTCTCTCTGAGGGTATCAACGTGAGTGGTCTTGAAGCAGTCATCTTTATGCGCAACATGGACTACATCGGTATCAGTCAGAGCATCGGTCGGGTTATCCGACTGGGCGGCAAAGAGAAGACCTTTGGTCTTGTTTGTATCCCAACTTATGACTCTGTTGGTATTGGTACTGCCCGCAAAGTGCAGGCAGTTGTTGATGTTGTCTTCAATCAAGGTCTCCCCGCTGTATCTGAAATCCGTCGATGAACAATTCTATGAACTTTCAATCTGTCCACTCAAAACCATTTGAAGAGGCAAGAGAAAGAGTTAGAAAAGCACAGGCATTGATGCAAGTAAAGCAGAGAATGATCGCTGATTTACCACCACCAGGCAGTGCAATGTATAGGTACTTTCTTGATCCAAAAGAGAATCCCAAACCATACTCTGAACAAGTAAAACACATTGAAAGTTTGACCTACGAAGATGTATTTGGTAAAGACTAATGAATTACACTAAAGCACAACTTATCGACGCACTTGTGGCAGAGTGGGAATATCTTTGTCATGATGATTTCAATCCTGAAGAAGATCAAACTCCCGAAGAATATCGTGAGGATTTAATTGAAATGACAATGGAAGAACTCATCGAAGAAACAGGAACAGGAGAAGGATACACTCTTGAGGAATGGATGGAAAACTGGGGGTGGGAGCAGTAACTGTAGCCCCTAAAGTGTCCTAGTTGTGTGACCTGCGGCAATCGCCCCACTAAACTGCAAGGGAGACTGGTCCACCTCCCACCCAGAGGGTCTATGTAATTGTGTCTCCTTCCGCGAGACCTCCCCTCTACCACATTCACCTCTTAATCTAATGGGAACTCGTTCACGCATCGGTATTCAACTCAAAGACGATTCTATTCTGTCGATCTATCAGCACTGGGATGGTTATCCTGAGTGGACTGGTCGGATTCTTAACAGCCACTACACTGACAAAGAGAAAATTGCTGAACTGATTGATGGTGGTGATTGCTCCTCTATCTGGACCGATAAAGTCTGGGGAAAGGATCGCAAGGACGGTCAAAAGTATGGTCCTGAAACTTATGCTGCTCGTGGTGAAGAATGCCCCCCTCGCCTTGACAAAAACCTGGAAGAATTCCTAGAAGATGGTGAAGAGTATGGTTATGTTTACACTAGCGCAGGTTGGACCTGTTACAATACTCGCTCCTGGGATGATACATATAAGCAGCGTATCGACATCCCTGAGGGACATCTAGCAGTATGAAACCAGAAGACATTGAGTTAGGTAGTATCAATGGATCGTTTGAGTATGAAAAACTCTCCCGTGAAATTGATACTATCGGTGATCTTGAGACATGCAAAAGCATGTTGAAAGCATATGTTAAACTCTACATTAAGCAAAGGGAAACCTTTGCTGCCACTGCCAAAATGCTACCCAATGACAATGAATCTTGACGAAATGCAAATGGACTCTCAGGCCTTCTGGGATCGATGTGAAGCAGAAGCAGCAAAATACGAAGTAACTGTAGACTACTACCTGATGGAGTTTGTAGATGGTTTTCAACTAAATACTGAAGAGGAATAGATTCAAAGAGATGAAAACGTTCGCCCAATTTGTAACTGAAGCATACGATAAGGATGTGATGGGATCATCGCAGATCAGAAAAACTGGTCAGCGTGGTGAAATTGGGCGCGACAGAAGGAAGTCCGAACCTGAAAAGAGACGGATGAAAGCTGTTGGAGGCGGCAAGATGGTCCCTGCTAAGTCTTACAAAGACCGCAAGGATATTGGCACTCAACGTCAAGCATCTAGCAGAGTTCAGCAACCAACTAAAGAGAGAGGAAGTGCAGCACTGAGTGCAAAAGAGGCACAGCGTAAGGCATACTTAGAGAGAAAAGCAAGAGAGAAGGGTGGAACTTCAGCAGGAAGTTCTAAAGATAAAGAGAAAGCAGCGTCGAAACTGCTTACCAAAAAGACAACTAAGTCTGTGAACCCAAACTACAAACCAGCAAAAGCCAGCGGTTATTCAAGAGATGAACGCCGCAAATTGAAGAGAGCAGGTGATAGATTGGTCCGTGATATTAGGCAAGGAAAAGATAAACCAGCAAGTCACTATAAACCATAAGATACTCTGAGACCCCTCTATAATCGCCTGTGACAGTGTTGCAGGCGATTTTTTGTATATTCACACACTTGAAGACTAATTCTTACTGTAGCCTATAAAGTGTGTTATAATTGAAGGACTGAAGCACCGTTATGACCAAGCAGATTTACTTCTACTCTGATCCTGCTCGTTATGAGGATCAGATTGCACTGGGTAAAGTTCCCATGCTTAAGATTGGCGATACTACACAACAAACAACTGACGAACGTATCAAGCAGCAGGATACAACTGCATGTGCTCAACTCTTAGAGAAAAAGGGTAGTTACTTTACCCCGTTCGGAGACAAAGAGTTTCACAAACATTTGGAGTCTCTGGGTTACAAGAAAACCAGGGCAGAACGCGAGTGGTTTTATATTACTGTAGAAGATGCAGAACGTGAACTGTTTGACTATAAGAACGGGGTTGTAAAGGTCAAGAAGTATTTTGCCCCTCGCCCACATCAAGCATGGGTAAATCAGCAGATTCTTGCTAGGTATGATCGCAGTCGCACTGTTATTCAACCTCTGAATCTCTGTGCCAGGTTTGGTAAGACCCTACAAGCATTGTCCTTGTTCAATGATTCTGGTCTGCAAGTTATGATTGTTGCTGCACACTGGTTGGCAGCAAATAGTTCTTTTGTGTCTACTGTCAACGAACGATTTGACATTGCAGCAGACATCAAGGTTATCAAACCTGACTATCAAGAATTCAAAGCAGCGATTGATAAGGGTCAACGTGTGTTGATTGATGTCTCTCTGCATACTGAAGCAGAGAAGATTGATCCCCAACTTATCACTGCCCTTCAAGAGTATCAGTCTCTGATCTATATCGACGAGGCAGACTTTGGGGCATGGACTGAATCTAGCAGGCAGACTGCTAACCAGTTTATTAACACTAACAACAACCTGGTTTGTGTTGCCACTGGCACCAACATTGATCGTGCATTGATTGGAACTCGCGGACATATTGAAGCACCTATCACGGTCGCATATCTTGACCTGATTGAAGCAAAGCGTGGGGAGGGTTATCTCTTCAAGTCTGATGGATTCTGCTCTGATAATCCACAATTTTGGCAGAGTATGCTGTCCAACATTGTTGAGGTTGATGTCCTGAGTCTTGATGCTGGTAAAGATCTTGTTGATGAACTTAACAATCTGACTGATGAGAAGCGTCCTAATATGGCAAAGGTTTTTGCTAAGCGCAACTCCCACATTCAGACTAAGATCATCAAAAGTCTGCTATTTGATGAGGATTATGGTGCAGATGTCTTTGGAATGTATGCTGAAGAGTATGGTTCGATTGAACATCCTGCCGTTATGATGTTCATTCCTGGTACAAAGGCAGATGTCAACAATCTGGTCAAGATTGGCAAATCTATTGCACCACACTACAACTGGATTGGTCTGCATGGTGACGACCACACCAACAGAACTGCTGAGGATGCAGTAAAGAATGCCATTGAATCTGGTGGTGAAAAGACTATCATTGTCTCTTGTTCTATGGGTGCTCGTTCATTCTCTGTCCCCAACATTGTGGCAGTTATCAACTGTAAGGATGGTGGATCTGTTGGCGCTGCTGTTCAACAGGCATCGCGTTGTTTTACTCCTGGTTATGACAAGACTACTGGTCTGGTTGTCAACTACTCCTTCAATTCTGAGCGAACCAGTTCTTTTGAGACTGACCTGATTTCTACTGCTATTGCATACGATCCCTCTGACACCGAGGGTGCTATCCGCCGTGTATTTGGTCTTGCTAACTTCTTCAAAGGTAAGGATGAAGAAGGTCGTATGATTAAACTTACTGCAACAGAATTTCTTGAGTATGTTACCTCTCCCGAGAATCTGAATAACATGGGCATGGCAACCATTGACATTGAGAGTTATCTCTCTGACCCTGATAAAATGCTTGACGTTCTTCAAAACATCAAGATTCATCCCTCTACTTGTAAAAAAACTAGGGGAGTAATTGATAAGGCAATTACTTACATTCAATCCGAAGAAGTTAAAAAGAATGGCATTGATGAAAAGAACAAAGCAATTCGTGATCTTGTCAAGAAGATTCGTCGTGTGGTAGAATGTACTTCTAACACATACTATCTCGCCCCTTATCAGTCCACATTCAAGGATTGTCTGTCGGAGATTGCATCCAACCCAGACAAAAATGCAGAATACAATCGCCTTGTAGGTGTAGATGCAGAGGTTGTTTACAACAACATCGTACCATTCTTGAATGAATCCATTATGAACATGATTATCAACAAAGCAGATAAACTTGATTCTATGGATAACTTTGCCTTTGAAACCGTTGATCATCTTGCTGTAAACATGTTCAATCTTTGAACTGTAGCCCCTAAATTGTTCTAGTAGTATGAAGACACTCTATCTCGCTAAAGAACCAGGAATGGGAGTTCGTGATGATCTCTCTAGATTATCTAAAGATGAAGTTGTAGTTGTCGCCTGCAATGGTTATGCTGATTGGTATCGTAAAAAAGGATATAATTGTATAAGTAAGACCAAGTATTTTGAACTCGATGGAACTATGCGTTTTGATGTTGTAATTGGCAATCCTCCATTTCAAGCACCTAATCTAACAGGCAAGAGGGGCAAAGGTGGAAACAACTCTCTTTATATCAAGTTTATTGAGGGGGGGATTGAAGTGACAAAAGATGGTGGTAGGTTATCACTTGTCACTCCACCTGCTGCACTTATCAAAAGCACTGTTTTGAACCAACCAACACCAACTCTTAAAAAGTTGATGGCATCTGGTTCTTTTGACATGATTGATTTGAGTGCTGGAGAAAACTTTAGCGTGGGATCTTTTATCTCCCGTTGGGAATGGGTAAAGGGTAAAAAGCAGGGTAAAGTAAAGGTTGTGTCAAAGGATTGTGTCCGTATGATGGACATTGAAGACATCTTTTATCTCCCTCCAGTATTCACCGATCTTGAATTGAATCTGTATAAAAAGATTATATCAAACAAAAGTGGTGATAGACTTGTAGTGGTGAGGGATAAACCCGGTCAAGATTGTACTATGGAGAGATTTGGTTATCCAAAGGTTCAAATAGGTGGCAATGGTGTACTTGGATTTAAGGAAGAACACTATGAGTTTTTGTCATCTAAACTTGGTCTTTGGTTGTTGGATTATGTTCGTAGACATGATCAAATGATTTATCATAATGCATTGACTGGCATCCACATTCCAGATGGAGGATTTACTTTGACAAAAGAAGAATTGCAGCATGTGAATAGTAATCAGTGGGTAAACTTTTCTAAGAAAGAGCATGAAGAACAAACACAATGAGACAGTAGGATCTGAGATTGTCAGATCTGATGATAGAATTGATCAGACTGGTGAAGTATTCACACCTATGGATCTTTGTGCTGAAATGGTATCAGAGATCCCTGAATCTGTCCTAAAAAATCCTAAGAGCACTTTTCTTGATAATTCTGCGGGTTCGGGGAACTTCCTATTGGCACTGCAAACAGAATTATCAAAATATCATGACTTGACACATATCAATGATAATATGCTCTTTGCAGTAGAATTTATGGAGGATAATCACGCTGAGTTGTGTAAAAGAATTGGTGTGTCGGTTGATCATCCTCACTTTGTCTGTGCTGATGCAACAAACTATGATTATTCGTTCGGTGAACCTGTAGGTTTAGAAGTGTTCTTCTAATACTAACTGTAGCCTCTAAAGTGTCCCTGCAGTGTAAGCACACGATTTGTTTATGACTCGTCCCACTGTGATTATGGAACGTGAAGATTATGCTTCCGCTCTTGAACTTTTGTTCCTTGATGTGAAAGCACGTTTTCAGATTCATAACTACGAAGTGAAAAAACTGGCAGAGGATCTTTCCTTGCTGTTCAATGTTATCACCGACAAAGCATATTATTCTGCGATTGATCGGTGACAATAACGGGGGACATTCGTCCCCCTTTTTTTTATGTTCCTAAATACCTAAAAAGATTGGGGCAATGAAATCTTTTAGACAATTTATTGAAGCGTTCGATGCTGATGCTGAAGCAGAGAAACTTCAGGATAAAAGAGAAAGGGATCAGGAAAGAGCAAGAGCAAAGAGAGAGAAAGAGAAGCAAGATAGAGCAGATAAAGCATTAGAACTAAAACAAGCTGACGACGAAAGAAAGTTTATTAGCACTGATGATTTAGAGCAAGCATTTGGTGACTCTGAAAGAACTGGCAAATCCTGGTTAAGCATCTTGAAAAGAATGAAGGGGTAAGTTATAATATCACAGGGGCGGTCAAGATGTAGTCTGGGGAGATGAAAGCTTGACATAAGACCCCATGTATGGTATTATAAATAGTAAGTCAATCCCCAGACTACAATGACAGATATTTGGCAATCTCTTAGAGAGATGGAGTTCGATCCGTTTGTCCCTGAAGAGGAAAGAATTGGACCTGCTCAGACTCCTGCAATGAGAGCAGCAATTAGTGCTTCAATGAAGGGCAAAAATACTGGTCCTAGAAGTGAAGAAACCAAGCGTAAGATTAGTGAAGCATTAAAGGGCAAGAAATACAAGAAGAGAAGTGAAGAAGGTTGCAGGAAGATAAGTGAAAGAATGAAGGGCAATGACTTTGGTAAGTATAGGAAATGTTGTAAGAAGAAAGAACTGTAGCCTCTAAAGTGACCCATTAGTATATGAAGCAAGTGACCACAATGAGCAAGAACCTGCACATGGAGCATCCAGAAGATGAGATTCTGACGGGCAATCTTGATGTGTTGGATTGGTTTATCGAAGAAGATTCTTTTATCAGCGTGAAGATGGATGGTAGTCCAGCTTTGGTCTGGGGAACTAACCCTGCTACAAATCGTTGGTTTGTTGCTACCAAGGCAGCTTTCAATAAGAAGAAAATTCGCATTGCACATTCACACAGGGAGATTGATCAACATTACACAGGAAACGTTGCTAGAATCCTCCACAAGGCGTTTGATTGCCTGCCTAGGACTAACTTAGTCATCCAAGGGGATTTCTTGGGATTTGGTGGCGAATCGTCCTACAAACCTAATACTATCACATACGATTTTCCTGAGGTTGTTCAGGAGTCTATCATCATTTGTCCGCATACTTTTTACATTGCTGACAAAGATTTGCGGGACGCTGTTGCTTTCCCACTGACTAAAAAACTTGAGAGCACAGAATTCTGTCGCTTTGTTCAACCAGATGTATATCTGCAACCTGCATCTGACAATCTTAAGTATATGGTAAAGTATGCCAAGCAAATGGCAACACTCTGCGACTTTATGACGCCACAAAAAGCAACTAAGGTCAAAAAATACATCAACGATTGTATTCGCAATGACGTTGAAGTTGTGCCCGAAGTTGTTGCTAACACCTTTGACGTTGATGTGTATACTATCAGTCTCTGGCGTTTGGTTGATACTCTGAAGGACATTCTGTTCATGTCTATTCACGAACAAGACGACATTGAATGTTCTCTTGCTGGCGAAAATTGCTTGCACGAAGGTTATTGTATCCACAATCAATTTGGTTCATTCAAGATTGTAATCCGTGAGGTATTCTCTCGCGCAAACTTTACCATGGAGAAATCGTGGTGAAAAAATTATTATCCATCAGCATAGGTGATTTAATTAAAATCATCCTATTTCTTTTCATTCTATCATTTCTTCCTGCATCAATTTACAATCTTGTTTTATTGTTTTTGATTGTTTTAATTCTTGTCAAAATCCTTCGGTGAGTCTAACTGTAGCCTCTAAAGTGTCCCAGTAGTATGAACACAACTCAAACGATGATCGCAACTCAAACCAAACCTGAATTCCTGACTGAATGTCTCATTGAGGTGCTGAACAATGAGTGGAAAGTCCTCTCCCTTGAAAACAATCGTTCTGTTTACAATCAACTGGAGATGGAGATTGGTCGTAAATATATCAAAGTTTGGCAATATCTTGTCGGTGATGAGGGTAGAATCAGAGGTCGTAGCTGCTGGATGTTCGTTGATAAGAACTCTGGTGAATGTTACAAACCTGCTAGTTACAAAGCACCTGCAAAAGGTGTCCGTTATCTGATCACTCAACTGGCAGATAATCCTCATGTTTGTGATCCTTACGGTTCTTTCTTGTATCTTCGATGAACGATCTCTTTCCTGATTTACAACAACAACTGAACAAACTTACCGTCATTCATTATGATAACAAAAGCACATCTTCTCAGAGTGATAAAGACAACTGCTCGTGCCCACAATCTAACGAGAGAGGAAAAGTTTCAAGTCTTCGCTAATGTCTGCGACAATATGTTAGCAGAAGGTAGAATCACACAAAAGCAACATCGTTCCTGGACCAACATTTTCTGATCATGGCAATTACTCAACGAGCACTCGACACAATCGGCGATCTTCTTGAAGTTCAATCGGAAAAGATTCGAGAAGAACATAAAGACAAACCCGAATGGTTTGCACAAGAGATTATCAATGAACTGTGGGAAGCTCATGAATTGTCGTATGATAACGTAGAATGATTCTAACTGTAGCCTCTAAAGTGTCCTAGTATTGTAATCACTTCTCTCAAATGCAACTTACTTCAAAGCGTCACTCTATGGTTGTTGAGTTCCGCCCTCATGCTATTCTGACTGATAAGTTTGTCTACACTTTGAAATTCAAAGGTGAAACTCAGTCTATGCGATTGTTCACCAGAAAAGAAATGTGTGAGGCTGTCAATGCTCGTCTGGATCTGCATGGTTATCAGGTGACAGATTTCCTGACTGAACCACAACAATACATGCCAGCATCCTGCTGATTCATGTCACTTATCAAATCTTATCTTCACGCTAAAATGATGGACCAACTTGAAATGTTGACTGCCCGAGAACAACTCATGGAGGACATTGATTCTATTGTTGATGAAACCTTTATGGAAATGTTTGGATGGGAAGATGTTGATAAATGGAGCAATCATAAAGATAAATTAACCCGCATCCTGTGTGATGCCGTCTGCAAAAACTTCCCCACTAAATGATTAAGAACGACTACTGTAGCCCCTAAAGTGACCCATTAGTGTAACAACCAATCAAAATTATGGAAAACGATTTTTGGTCTGAAATTCAAGACTCTCAAGGTGAAATCTTCGATGTCATTGAGTACAAAGAAGAATGGGAAAAAGAAGAAAAGTTTGATGTTGAAAAATACATCAACGGAAATACTGATTACTGAGAATCATGTTCACTTATGACACAATCAAAGGAGAACTTTGTCTGATTGAATGTTGGGAAGACGATGGATTTGAGGAACGGTATCAAGATGGCGACCGTGATTTGATGTGGATTGATAGAGTTCACAGCAATGAATATGGTAACATTGAGAATTACATCGACCAAAAGTTTTCTGACATTGATGACACTATCTTCGTTGAGATTCATGCTTGTCGCTCTACAACAGTGACACGATATGAACAAAAAGATCCTGAATATGATTTGTATCCTGATCACATCATGATCGAAGAAATCGGTGATGATTGTTTAGGAGGCGGATCATATATCTGGAAAAATGGTAAACTCTTCAACACCTATGAGGTAATTGAACAATGATCATTGAACGTGAAACAGTATCAATCAAGCGAAGCGAATGGGAATGTTATGTTGACACTCCTGATCGTGTGATTGAGTTAGTGAATGATGCCTTTGGAGTGATACTTCAAACCTCACGATCTCCTGTCTATGCACAACAACGAATCTATCAATTCTGCCAACAGAAAGAATATCGAATCTGGGGATTTGCTGATAGTGAGTGTAATCAGTGTGCAACAGATGTGATCAATGAGTATTACCAGTCTAACATAGATCGTTGGGCAATGTTATCACTCAAGGGAAACTAATCCTTTTAATTCTTATCAATCAACACAACAAATCATGAACAATTCTTCTACTGTCCTCCGTGAAATGTCTGATCTCAAAGAGATTTGGAGAAAGCAAGGCCTGACATTCACTAAAGAGCAAAAAGCACGTTATGAAGAACTGGTTGGTCTTCGTCGAGCATTTGTTACTTATTGGAATGAAAACGGTATGGTAGTCTAACTGTAGCCTCTAAAGTGACCTAGTATTGTAATCACAACTTCCCGCAAACAAAATGATGACGATTCAAGAACTGACCAATGACACCATCATTCACGAATGGTGTTTTGAATTCTATCACACTGAAGAGGAAGAATGGCTGGACTTTGGCTATTGGACTCTTTCTGATGATCAGTCTGCTGCGATTGAACTTCTGTTGAAAGATGAAGACAACAATGTTGAACATTTGTCTTGTAATCTTAACACCTGGACGTATGAACAATTCAAGAAAAATCAAGGAGAGAATTCTCATGAACTGATTCGTGATCTGGAGGACTGATACTAACTGTAGCCTCTAAAGTGTCCCAGTAGTATGAGAAACACCTATGATGAAATCCTGAAGATTTGGAACAACGAAACACCCGATGATTTCGCCATCTTCAGTGATTTCTACTATCAAATGTTCGGGGAAGATTTTAACATTCCCTACACAACAGATTCAACCTGTTCTTCATTCTTTCCTTACGACTCATGAACACATTCACAATCACACTTGAAATCAAAACTTACAGTGATTCTCCTGAAGATTGGATTGCTGAAAGTATTGTAGATCAACTCGAAGAAGATGAGGAGTTGATGAGTCTAACTGTAGCCCCTAAAGTGACCCAGTAGTATGAACAACACTCAAATGAATCCTTATGTTGAAAATCTCATTGAAATGGGATATGATCGTGCCGATTGTGAAACAGTAGCAGTCGCAGGAGTTGATAAAACTTTCCCATTGAACATTCACGGGAGAGTATATCAAACTCAAGAAGAGTATGATGAAGCTCTCTATGAATTCTTAAACGGACTCTAGTCTCATTTCATTCAACTATGAAACTCTTTTTTGTTTCTCTTTTTGTTATCCTCTCTGCTAATCTCTTCATAGACTTGTTAGATTCTAGCATGTCCGAGATTATTAACGAGCGGCGCGAAACGCTAGAAAACTCACCACTGTCGCCTAGACGGCTCATCACCCAATGAACATCACAACCGAGCAACACTCACAACTGATTGAATTGTTAGAAGATACGGTTGAATATTATTGTGATGAGAATAGATTAAGTGGAGAGATGGTTTATACTATCATTGAGGCATATAGCGCCGCAAAGGTAGCACAACTCAGAGGGGAAGTAACTTAAACTGTAGCCTCTAAAGTG